CCCTGATAGGCAATCTTGCCCGAAGGTAGCATCTTGTAGCTGAAGCTGGCCAACTCCACGTGCAACTGTGGGTTTAGTCTCTTGGTTGGGATAGTCAATTCGTGTTTAGCAAATCCGCGTTTAAGATCCTCTATGATGTCCTGCTTGGATTTCTGGGTTGTGTTAAACTCGCCAACCAGGTTGGGACCACATAGATTCTGCAACTGTTCGTATACTACAGATCCAATACTGTTCTTCTCCACCAAAGTGTAGGCATTCCAGTGCCTGATCTTCTCGGCCACCTTATTGATGATCTGCTCCCATGAACTCCTGTTCTCCCTAAAGAAGTCCACCACGTTTCCGTTCTCGTCAAAGATCGTAAGGACTGTGAAGTCGTTTGCGATGGCCAAGTCAAGACCAGCATAGTACTTGGTCGTCTTATCTGGTGTGGACTTGTACTGATCTATGATCGCACACTCTGCGAACTCGAACACGCTTCCTGAACCCTCCACAAACTGCCCTAAATATTCCTGTAGATAAGCTTTTTCCGGTAAGGTTAACTTAGCCATCTCCAGAATGTTTTGATCCATGTACGGGTTGTCTAATGACGTGATACGATAGGATAGGAAGTCGGGATAGGTGTCTGACTGACCAAAGTCGTACAGATCCTTGAACCAGTTGAACCCATTGGGAGTGCTGATGAACAGTACTTTCTGACCTCGGATAACTGTGGTTGGCATAAGGATCTCGTTCCATAGTTCTTCTGGTAGGAACGCCGCCTCATCTATAACTAGGATTCCCGACACTGTGAATCCCCTTAGGTTCTGTTTAGATTCTCCCGATAGCATTCGGATGACCGAACCATTCTTGAACTGCATAATGAGTTCGGATGCGTTAGTGGATTCTATAAGTGGATTGGTGGGTCCAGCTGCTTTAGCCAAGTCCAGAAAGCATTTCTTAGACTGGGCAAAGATAGGACTGACTAACACATTGTACGAACCTGGAGAGTTGATAGCGTAGTACAGGAGTAGATTGGTGGCCATGAGAGTCTTACCGATCTGTCTACTAGAAACCAGCACATGGTGCTTAGCATCTGATTGTAGGATCGATTCCAGAACCTCTATCTGTTTAGGATAGGGAACGAAGTTGCTCTTGACCACCATATCTTTATTCCCCTAACTTAACTCTGCCTCCTCGAACTGTAGATGGTCCGGCTATCCAAACCTCTTTATTCGGATTGTACTCCTCAGATCCAGTTAACGGAACGAAATTAGGCAGGCCACTTTGCCTAACAACCGGAACGTCTTCTTGAATCCTGTAACCAGGACCTTGCTCATCTCCATTGGCTCTGGAGAACTCTTGCGCTTGCCTAATCTGTTCCAGAACTTTGTCGAACTGTTTTCTCTCATTCTGAATCCGTTGATTTCTCTTCTGGACTTTCGCCCTGTGTGCTTTCTTCGCTTTGCCCATTTTTGTTATTTGCTGTGTTAAATGTAAATGATACGTTCTTTAGTAAGTCCTCTCCTTCCGCCCCGGTCACTTCAGTGCGGGCCAGTTTAGGAAGAATGTACTCGGATAGTCTTAGCATTAACTCGGATGCTTTAGCTGGATCTTTCTCTGCTATCTTGCCCAACCAAATGCTCATGTTGTCCAGATTGTTTTCTAGCAACATGTGGTAAGCTTCCTTTATCTTCCTAGTACTTAAGTTGTTAGCTCCCTTAGGTCTGCCATTGGGATTGCCTGATTGTCCTGCTTGAAACATAATTATTGTATCGGGTTGTTTTTAACAAGACCCATGTAGATGTTACGGACTGCGTTAATGTGGTTGCGTCTACAGCTTCCACAGCCGTTATCCACGTCCGTAGTGCCATGAATCTTGTTGTAGATTGCATAGATTTCTGTTAGGTCTGATCCAGTCCAATGGGCTTTGACTCCATTGAACATTCTCTTGCCTAACTCGATCAGTTCTAGTTGTGTCTCTTCTGTCATCTGCTTATTAGTTTATAACCGTTATCTATTAGGGACTGTTTATTGTTCATAGTGGTCCAGATAGTTTTCTGTTTCCCTTGGCTATCTTCCACAACGTACTCCTTCATCAACTTCCATTGGTTTGGCTGATGATTTGCCTTAGTGTTATCGAACTTTCTATCTCTTGGATCCATACTTAGAATAACCTATTCTGTATCTTGTTTACTTCATCTCCTATAGCCGCCGCCACTAATGCGAGTATAATGCTTTCGGGGATGGGTGTGTTAAGATAAAGTAGATTCAAGGTCAGTGTCGTCCAGAATGGTAGGCACAGACTGCAATTGAACGGCTTCTTCCACAGGTTTAGTCTTTGTAGCACGTTTTGATACGGTTGCAGTATCAGTAGTGTTGCTGACGCTATTGCTATTAACACCGTCATTAGAAATTGATTGGCTAGTTGCATGTGAGTAGATTATTATTTCGTGATCTGGGTGAATGTTTAAAGAATTGCGTAGTTTGGCTACTGTTACTTCAAACTTTTCTTTTGGGGTTGTGAAGGTTGCTGGTGTGTTAGCAAACCCCCAGTGGATTGTGTTGCTCATAGTTTTAGTTTTTGTTTTAGATGTTTCCTGACTCTGTTGATGCTGAGGGAGATGGACGTTCTTGGGATTTTAGTTTCCCTGGCCAGGCTTGAAATTGTGTAACCTTCTTCGGAATAAAGTTCAAATAGTTTTCGGTCATACCAAGATAACATGGATAACTCTGATTTAATCTGGTCGGTTCGATCTTCAGCCTGTTCTGTTGACTCATCTACAACATCGTTTTTAGCTAAATATGATTCCAACTCCACTTGACATTGGTCCTTGCGATAGATTCTGTAGAATGGGGAGGTTGTGGAACGCCAACTGTTGAGCATGATGCGAACAATATAGAATTGTGCACCACCAGATTTGACTATTTCGTCAACATTGGGTTTGATCAGCAACTGTTCAAGACTGTAGTGTAACAGTTCTTGTGATAGATCATCGTTGTAGCTGATGTTCTTGGCTGCTGCAAGAAGATTAGAATAGTTCTGGTTTGTCCAGTCGTTAATATCCAAAAGATTGTAAGTGATGTTCAGATCTTATATATCTGTCATCATTTATACACTCTTTTAACCGAACAGTTCCTTATACTTGGCTTCTAATTGGGGTATTTGGGCCGCGGAATCTAGATCTTTTGTGCTAAATTGCTGTGTGTCCTGCCATTCTCCCAGATAATAGAACTGTAGAATGTGGGAAACGCGAGAGATGAAGATGCGAAATGTGGAATTGGGTTCGCAAATCATGATGGATTCATTGCCATCCACAACTTTATATCCCAGTTTTTTGTAAACTGATATGATTTCTGCAACTATAGTCAGCTGATTTGCTACATAGTTTGCCTTTTTCATCATGGATCTATGTGTGTTTAGCGCTTCTTTCGACATATCGTATCAAATTCTATTGGTGATCTACCTGCTTCTAACTCCTCGTCCATCTTCAACAGCAATTCTAAACCTTGTTTGAACAGTTCTTTGTCATGTATGATCTTTCTTCTCTTGAAACAGATCTGGTGCATTAACGACATTCTTCCATCAGCTTCTCTACATGCTGAAATTTGTGTTGAATAGTTTTCCATTAGAAACTGTCTGTGTAGTCAAAAATATCGAAATCCTCGTGTTCTCTAGCACATTCTATCAATTCTCCTGGTGTGACTACCACTAACATACGCGCAGACGAGTTTTTAGGATACCGTAGCAGCACTATACCCCGGTCGACCAAGGATTGTATTATCTGACGGGTTTCGAACTCCGTAGCGGCAATTAAACGAGCAATAGTAGCATCTGAAGAAAATGTGCATTTGCCATCTACTTGGAAGCCCCAGATGTGGTTTACTATAACCTTCTCTTGTAACGACTTTAATCTGTGGTCGTCCATAATGTGTTCATAGAACTTAATGACTTTGTAACTCATAATGAAAATAGATTTTGTGATGTTGATTTTGTGGGAACCGCATAACGGTAGTCCAACTGAACAAAATTAAACATGTTCTGGAAATTTCTTTTAGCTCTTTGGCTGATGTCCAAGTCCATAATTTCGTCACATCCATATGAACTTGTTGCCACTAACGGTATTCCTTTTGAGAATCTTTGTATGATAATCTGTTCACTCCATCTTCTTTTCGGGCCGGGGAAATCTGATTCTGCATCCATTAACAGATCATCTATCATTAACTCCTTTCCGTTAAACGCAATATGTTCCAATGGAGTTTTTGTATTGGTTAGCGTGTTAGAGATTTCCAACATGGTCATATAGGTGAAAACTCTAGGACGATTGAACAACATCTTTTCGTATTGTATTCCCTCTTTGGTCACGCCCACATCCATTAAAGGAACTGCAGGTAGTGCTTCATCATACTGTTTCACCATCTCGGTAAAAGAGTCCTTTACAATTTTCAGTACTGTGGTCTTGCCTATGTTGGGCGATCCCACGATAAGTAAACCTTTGTAAGGATCCATTCCCTTTTTGTAAAAGCTGGGTTTGTCGAAAAAGTAATCATTAATCAGATCGTATGCTTCCTGATTGGAACCTTCATATTCGAAGGTTGGGTTCTTTTGTGCAAATTGTTCGAATGCGTTTTTCATAGTCCTATATTTTATTTGTTGCTTTTAAGTGTTCTATCCATTTCTCCTGTTTCCATTTTTCATAATTGAAATTTGGATCTGCCTTTTCTTTCATGGTTGGGATCGGGGGAGGACCAGGCCATTTTATAGCCGGAAGAGGATTTCTTGCATTGCCCTTTATTATTTCTTTTTTTAACTGATCGATCGTAAAGAATTTCATATTGAATAATGTCGAGATCCAAATATCTGATAGATGCCTACTATCTGGACCTAACGATTCCACATACTCTAGCATCTCTTCTTGTCGTTCTCTAGACAGTCGTTTCCAGTTTTTAGCATAATGTGCTTCCAGAACGTAATCCTTTTCGTTTGTTTTCCAAACTGAAAGTAATCTTGACCATCTTGATCGGTTATCTAGTTCAGCAAGTGCAGACTGATTAATTGGTTCAGTAAAGAACATTTCACTCTCTCCTTCCGCTTGCGGAAGAGCTTCTTTCTTTCTTTTATTCTTATTCTTCTTATAGAGTGGTTGATTTGCCGGCTGATTTGCCGGTTGATCTGCTGGTTGATTTGCTGGTTGATCTACATCATTATTCTGATAATCGTTGTACCTAACTATTTGAATATGAGTACCTTGAGAATTGGTAGTAAGGATTAATTCCTTGGTTGATTCGCTGGTTGATCGTAATTTATCCAAAGCGTAGCGTACTTGGGCTTCTGTTAATCCAGTTTCTACGCTTAATTCTCTTCTTCCTGTAATCAAACAACCTCGTTTAATTACTATTCCTTGATAAGTATTATCCTCGTAATTTGCTTTCATTAACAAATGTAAGAACAAGACTTTAACGGGTACATCTTTGTACCATTCCCACTCAAACATTGTTCTGTGTGTTTTAATCCATCCGCTCATTGTTAAAATAATTTGTTTGCTGTTCTGTACTTCTTGTACAATTCTTTGACCTTCTGATCAATCCACTTTTTAGTTTCTTCTTCTTGTGGTTTGGGCTTAGTGGCGAGCAACAATCTTATATGTTCCTCCTCTTCTTTCTTAAGTTTTTGCTTCATGTTCGGTAAATTTAATGTTTAGTTACGGGTAAAAAAAATATTTTTAGGATTGATTATATCTTTGATATCTTTCTCTGTTCATAAATCGTTCTGGAAGTTTGCCTGTTTGCATAATACAATCAGAAGCTTCCATATAAACTGCATGGGCTTCTTCTGGTGTAAAATACGAACCTAAGTAAGTGTTCATACCTAGATAAGAGATCTGGGTTTTATATTTCCTTCTTCCCAATTCTGTCTTAACAACACCAGTTGGTAATTCTCTTTTTTTGTGAATGTACGCTAACGCACTATTTCTTCTGTGAGAGATTATTTCCAAGTTGTCCAATCTGTTATTAGTCTTGTCATGGTCTATATGGTTTATGGTAATTAGACCTCTTTTAGCAACGTGACCAAGAAAGACTAACGCGCACAAATGATGTACATACATTGTTTTGCGTTTGCCATTTACATTTATGTTAACCGCGGGGTAATCTGAGATCAGGAAAGTTTTAAGTACTTTGCCTTTGTACTCGTGTTTAACTTCACCGTATTCGTTAATTAGATAGGTGGTGTCGGGAATTTGCGTGAATTCTCTGCTTAGTTCTCTGTCCATTTTATTTGATTATTTATATTTATATATCCGCATCGAGTATATAAAGTTTCGACTTTTTAGAAAAACCCCACAAAAAAAGCCTAGTTTCCTAGACTTTTCTTGCTTTTCTTTAATTACTGATGAAGCAAATAATCAAAAAATTAAATTATCGAACGTATACTATACCATTTGTTTCCGAGAAAGTTTCGGATTGTAGCTTGGACTTTTCTTTTTCCACATGTTAATGTACTTGGTTGGGATACCCAATTGCTTAAAATAGTCCTCCATATCCCTATACTCGCCAAACATTTGCTCCCTAAGTAGCATCTGATCCACGGTGTTTTCCATAAACCTTTTCTCCTTCTCTATCCTTTCCGGATCGTCCACGACTAGTATTTCCAGATTGTCGTAGCTAAGATCGTATGGATTAAGATTCTTGTAGCGGATGTTTGTAAACGGTTTAAGCACACTTTGACTCCAACACTCATAAACTATTGCCGCGAGGCTTTTCGTGCTGTACGCGTCAATTCTATGCTCGCTATCGACAGTTCTAACGTATCCACAACGACTAGCTTCTAGTTCAGGAATAGTTGGATGGGTTTTAAAGACTGGTGTTCCCTCGTGAACGGGGTAAGTGCACTCGAATAAAGATCTGTATACCAATGGACTAAGAATTGGAGGATGATGATTTACTAATCTTTTCTATATAGTTCTTCAACTTGGTTTCGTTAACCGTTGTTGATTTGTATGATTTGGAGAGTTTAATCTCCATTCCCTTAACTTCTTTTTTCTTGCTCATATTAGGTTCCAGGTAAGTTATAACAATCAATTCCATTATAAAGTCCGCCCCAGTATCCATATGGATTGTTGCCATAGAATCCAGCAAGTCTTCTGTTACCCCAACCGTATCCAGCTCCTGGTACCACGATGTTGGCTGTGAATGGTGAACTACGATCTGGAAGTTCTCCATCCTTAACTTTAGAAGCGTTGTATAGAGGGAATTCGTTAGGGTGGGTAAGTAAGTGGTTAACCAACTGACCAGCGTAACTTTCTGCAATAGATTTAATCTGTGACTGTAAGAACTTAAACTCGTCTAGTGCTAAACTCTCTCCAGATTCTGAAGTGGCTTTCATAACACCTTTGTTGTAAGCTCTTGCCCATACAAAAGGTAACGCCATGTAGAATGCGTAGTTACAAAGATACGGACCAATGAACACGTCTAAAAGATTCTCGTCAGCAGCAGTTAACGTACCAGCAATTACTCTGTCCCTAAGAGCATTGTAGTAGGTGCCACCTAAATAGTGCGGCATCATGATGTTCTGAGCATCATAAACATATGGCTGTAGATCTTCTGGAGATAGATTAGTGTTAAGCGAAGTGTAAGATTTTAATCTTTCTTCTGAAACGAAAAGTACTTGTTGTGCCATTTCTGTATTTTGTTAATTTTAAACTACTGCTGTTTCTACTGAGTTGTCAACTACATCATCTCCTTCTGGGAACAGTTTAAGAGGTTCTATGTAAAGTTTTGTGTTATAACCATGATAGTACATAAGTTTGTCCATCGGTTTTAACAACGCCTTAATATCTGGTCTAAGTACTGTATTCTTAAACGATTCGTAACTAACCATGATTTCATCCTTATTGCTACCTAAACCTGATCCACCTTCATGGTAAAGACCTAGTAACAACGGAGAAGTGATACCATGTCCAGTAAGAATACGTGTAGTGATTCTGGTCTCTAGGTTAACGTAGTAGTTATCGTTGGCAGAAGTGATAGGAACTACATCTGGTGCCTGATCAGGACCGTCAGAGAACGAACAGAAGAATCTACCTGTGTTAGAAGTTCCAGCAAAGTTAGCTGTAAGGCTATCGTAAATTTGCTTTTGGTTTTCGATAGATGGCGTACCGTTCTTGAAGCTAATGAAAAGACTTGGGTTTAGACCGTTAGCCAAATTGCTTAAGTGGAAGTTAGATACCTCAATGTCGATTGTAATATCCTGTAAGCTACCTGAATAGGAAGGAATTGGATAGTATTGTGACTGTGGATTATAGTCAAAGAAATACATTATTTGACTAGGTCTTTCTAATGCTTTATCAGGATCGAATGCCTGATATTCTATCGGTCTGTATTTTCTGAAGTTGTTCCAGTTGCTAGAATAGTAGTAACATTCAACCTTATCAGTCTTAGGATCAATCTCACCAGATCTAATAGATGAGAATGGCATGTGATAGAAACTGTGTATTCTATCGCCTGTTGCATTCCAAATAACATTAACAGCAAATCCTCCATAGATCTCATAATCGGTCACAATCTTTTCGAATACGTCGTTCCAAGATTCTGGTGGACCCCCGTCACCATCGTTAGCACGACCAAGTACGTAGTCCATTCCTGGATCTACAGTTCTTAGACCTTCTCCGAATACACCCAAGATCTTAGCTTGAAGTGCACGTCTGTTGATTGCAGACTTAGCGTAAAGTTCCGTAATGAAAGAAGGATAGTCGTTACCTGTTCCGTATGACTCCCACGGATAACCTCTAACCTTGAAGATTAGCGGAATAGTTGGGTTGGGAACCATATTGGTCTGGTTGTCCTGACCTACTGTGTTAAATTTATACTCTGCCATATGTGTATAAGTATGTTTTATGCGTTAGTTGACTAAATTAGTTTAATCCCATCTGGGATAATAATTGTTGAAGATCCCATACTTTTCTTTCGAAATCTATTTCAGGTAGATCTTTAACCCATTGAAAATCTGGATTAGTTGTTTGATTTACTGTTTCTAAATTAAGAACCCAATTATCATTAGCATCCTGTATAGGTGAAAAAAGATGATTATCCTTAAAATAGACTCCTAATAAAGAATCTTTTTGTTCTGTTGTTAAAAGTTTTATTTTCATAATTTGTTTTTTATGCTAATCTGCTTAATGCAGTTTGGAAATCTATTACGTCATTGTATAATGCAGTTCTTTGAGTTGGAGTTAAACCAGCTCCCATTGACCAAGATCTAATTTCTGAAGTACTGAAATCCTGATACAATCCATTAGTTTGGGTTGTCCATGCTAATGCTAACATAGCTATTTTTTGTCCTGATGAAAATGCTCTAGTAGTTGGATAAACAGCACTATATGCACTATTGTTAATGTATATTTGGTTGGTATCTGTTGCTAAATTTTCAGCGTATACGAATCCATTTTGAGCAGAATCTGCAGGACCACCAGCAAAGGCATAAGCATCTCCGTAAATACCTCCATAAGTAGATCCAGCAAATGAACCAATACCACCTTTTGAGTATGGACTGTTATCAGTATCAATAACACCGTTAAGATAATTTCCACTTCCGCCTCCGTTATATTTAGCATAACAAGACCAATGCGAATCGTTAACTTGCGATTTTACTAGATTTTCATTAAGTCCCCAATTTGACAATACAGCAGCATCCGTTCCATTACCAAGTATACCTGTAGAACTTAAAGTAGGTGTTCCGAAATAAGTCCAACCCCATGTAGAATTTTTAGGATCAACTAAATTAAGAACCATTGCTTCCGGATCAGTACCTAAGATAGGTAAGAAGACATCTAATTTGCTCCAAATACCATCTGCTTTAAGATCAGATACTAATTGACTTACTGCACTTTGCTCCGTTGAAGTTAATGTACCGCCAACTTTATAAAGTTGATTTACATAATTCATTACTTGTTGATCAGTTTGAGATGCTGATCTTCCTAGTGCAGTTTGGAAAGCTTCTACTATAGTGTAAAAAGTAGTAGCATCTGCATAAGGAATTGCATCTGCTATAAACCCAAATGAATAGGTATTTCCCGTAAAATAAAGGTAACCTAAATTTCCTGAACTTTGACATCCTATTACAAAATCTCTATATGTTTTGTTTGATGCAGTTGAACTGTTATCTTGGGTTGAACTTAAATAAATCGAATCGTTTCTATAAATTTTTCTAGAAGTATAAGATGTTTGATCTATCCAAATAAGTCCTTTAGGATCAGCAGCACTTCCAGAAAATCTATAAGATTCAGACCCTGGATCCCAAAAAGCATAATTAGTATTAACTCCTAAATCTATAGATGCACTCATAGGATTAGAATATGTGTCATCAGCAACAGAAATTAACCAGTTTATATAAGATTGAACTGTAGTTTGATTATCCATACAGTATAAACCATAGGACATGCTAGAATAATCTGTTAAATTAGTCCCAGGATTCCAATGAGTATTTGCATAGGTATCAGTACTATTTCCCATTATTCCATATGGTGAAAATCCCCAAGTTCCAGCAAAGGTTAATCTAAATGCAGCGTCAGAATCAACTGGATTTACTAGATTGTATTTACATGTATTAGCAGTATTACCTACAAACGGATAAATCGCATAAAACTTACTCCATAAATTAGCTGCTTTTAAATCAACAACTAAAGTGTTTACTGCATTTTTTATTGTGGTATCAGTAATACCAGTAGCCGTAAAAAATGCTTGAGCGTTCGGATCATATGGTGATGGTCCTGAACCAGCAAATTTTAAAAATGTAAATGGTGTGCTAAACATGTTTATGAAAAATTTAAGTTTGCGTTTCCGTAATAGAATCCTCCAAGGTAAACAAAACTTACAAAGTCAATTGCTCCAGCAGCAGTAGATAATGTTGGCGCTGTTCCTGATGGCCATTTAACATCTGGACTTGGCCAACTGATAGTTTTACTACCACCACTTCCTTGTGTCAATTGAACTGTATAAACCGCTCCTGGAGATGGATTGCTAAATGTTAATGTTGAACTGCTACTTAATGTAACTGTTTGTACGTTAGAGTTGTTCCAGTCTATATTGAATGATCCTCCAGTAGTTCCTATGTCATAAGAGTGCGATACACCCTGACCAGTAAGTCCAAGAACATAACCGTCGAAAGTTAAGTTGCTTTCAGCATCCGCTCCAGTTGGGGTTCCAGTTGAACTAAGTAATCTATTTCCTCCGTAGTTTGAAATGGTAATTCCAGCTCCAGTAGCTCCTGCAGGTCCAGTAGGTCCTTGAATTCCAAGTTTACTATTTACATAGTATCCTATATTTTTAGCAACGTTAGCAACGTTAGTATTTGCTATAGTAAATAATAAATAAACGTCATTATTCCAGTTTACTCCTGTTATGTAAGGAGATGGAGTATTTGTACTTGTAGTAACAGTTAAATCGAATGGGGTATTCGTAGTGGTCAAAGTATTAGAAATCATAGACTGGGAAGAAATTCCACTTCCGTCTATTATAGTCATTGTTCTATCTACTGAAGCTGTTTGATAAGTAGTAGCAGAAAACGCAAAATTATTGAAACCTAAAGGTATTGCTCCAGTGATTCCCGGAGTTGTATTGGCATAAATTCCTATTTGTCCTGTACTGACTGTAGTTCCACTAACTTTAGCGAATCTACCCATTACTTCAAAATGGTCTCCAGTTTTAAATGTTCCCCCTGGAATTAATACGTAATTAGAAATTCCAGTAGCTCCAGTACCATTAGAAATGTTTACTCCTCCTGTTGCAGAACTAAATCCTATCGGAGTTCCTGGTGCACCGTTTGCTCCGTTAACACCGGATGTTCCCGAAGATCCATTAGCTTGTACGTCACCAGTTTGTATAGCAGTCCAGTTGAAGTCAGGATAAGTTCCACCTACTCCAACTATACATCTTACAACAAATCCAGATGTTGATTGACTATAAACCCCAAATGATTCATCTTTATCAGTAGTCCATTGATAAGAAGTGGTGATTGTATAGTTGTTATTAGGAAAATCTGTGTAAGAATAAGAAGCAAAAGTAATTGTAGCTTCGTAAGTAGTTCCGGAAACTAAAGTCCAACTTGGATTAGCATATCCAGATTTTATAATAGGTCCATTACCTCCAGGTCCAGTAGGACCAACAGTTCCATTTGCTCCTTGTGCTCCCTGTGCTCCCTGTGCTCCTGAAGTTCCTGAAGTTCCGTTTGCTCCTTGAGCACCTTGTGCTCCCTGTGCACCAACTGCTCCCTGTGCACCTTGTGTACCAACTGCTCCTTGTGCACCGGCTGCTCCAGATGTTCCACTACTTCCAGAAGATCCGTTAGTAGATAAAGCAGAAAGACCATTATAACTAGTTCCGTCATAAACAAAAGATACAAAGTCAATTGCTCCTACAGTAGTTTGTAAAGTTGGTGCTGTACCTCCGATCCAAGCGACTGAACCTGGCCAAGTAATTGTGTAAGATCCTGATCCTCCTTGTTCTATTTTTAAGTTGTAAACACCACCAGCAATTCCATTTGTGAATGTTAAAGTTGTACTACCCGTTAGAACTAAAGTCTGAACGTTTGAATCGTTCCAGTTAATGTTATCTGAACTTGAAACCGAACCGTTGTTATAGATTCTAGAAACCCCCTGTCCGGTAACTCCTAATACGTAACCGTCGAATGTTAGATTAGATTGTCCGTTTATACCTCCAGTTGTTCCGTCAGATGTTAACAATCTTGTATCGCCAGGATTGCTAATAGTAGCACCTCCTGAAGAACCTGCAGGTCCTGTAGGACCTTGTGCTCCTGATGTTCCACTAGTTCCTGATGTTCCTGAGGTTCCACTAGTACCACTAGATCCATCAGATCCTGATGTTCCACTTGATCCGTTAACTCCTGAACTTCCAGAAGATCCGCTAACTCCACTACTTCCTGAGGATCCAGGTAAAGCAGTTTCCCCAGTAGCAATTGCTTGGATCCACATATTAGTATAATATTGACCAGATGTAAGAACGTTACCCTGTGGATTAAATAATCTAAATCCAGAAGTAGATTTATTATCTATTCTTAACTGACCTAATATACCTTGTCCAATATTTTGGCTAAGATCATAAAGAAGATCTGGATTAGCAGCTGTATTATATTGAATATCAATAGAATATGATGTAGAACCAAAGGGTTGGGCAAACGTAACGTCTAAATAAGATCCAGTCGTTCCTATACCAACCCATCCTGCTGTTCCACCGTTATAAATATTTTTAGCAGAAAGACCCAATCCAGCTGGTCCTGTTGCTCCGTTAATACCGGATGTTCCGGATGTTCCTGAAGATCCTTGTGCTCCTACTGCACCATCTAAGTTAACTGTCCAAGAACTATAAGTTCCTGAACCAGCATGTTGTGTAACATCAACAACAATTGCACCAGTTCCAGAATTGTAAGACTGGATAACTCCGTGCATGTGGTTAACTGTAGGATTACCATTTTCGTTTATTGTTACATCTTGGTTTGCTGTGTAAGCTAATCCAGTTTGTACTGTGAATGACTGAATACCGTTTCCGATAGTCATTGAAGTTGTTGAAGTGCCTACATAAATAGATCCACTTAAACCACTAGTTCCAGAAGTTCCACTAGTTCCAGAAGTTCCGGTGCTTCCGCTGGTTCCAGAAGTACCGCTTGTTCCAGACGAACCATCTATACCAGATGTGCCTGCAGATCCTGAAGTTCCGGAAGTTCCACTTGTACCGGTAGAACCAGATGATCCGCTAGTTCCTGCAGTACCACTTGTTCCGCTACTACCAGAAGAGCCATCTATTCCAGAAGTTCCTGCTGATCCTGAAGTGCCAGAAGTTCCGCTAGATCCAGATAATCCTGAACTACCTGAACTACCTGAAGTTCCACTCGTTCCGGAAGTTCCACTAGTTCCAGAAGAACCATCTATTCCAGAAGTTCCTGATGATCCCGAAGTACCAGATGATCCAGAAGATCCGTTAATTCCACTACTTCCAGATGAACCTGACGAACCAGCAGCACCTGTAGGTCCAGATTGTGTGTAGAATACTGGAATTACAGACACAGAAACTGAAGATGTTGCTGGTTTATTTGGTAAAGTTCCAGCTGATTGGAACAGAACCTGCATGTTAGGATCTGTTGAACTCCAATAAATTTGGTAGTAGTCACCAGTAACTGCGTTAACCTGATAAGATAAAGCAGCAGTTTCTACCGCTCCTGTACCATAAAGTGTAAACATCTTAGTGCTACCAACTACATTCGTACCATTTTTGGCCAACCAAATGTAAACTACGTCGTCACCTGGATCTGATTTATAGAATTGTGCAGCTAACTGTATGTTGTATACAAGCGTCGCTGAGACAGTTATTTTAGAATTGTCAACAATACTTATACCGTACGCCGAAGATGTCGTATTAAGCGTAAAAACATTGGCTGCGGACGGACTAGCATTAGTCTGAGTGGTAGTATCGTAGAAAATACCGTAAAATCCTTGAGTTCCGCCAGGACCAGTAGCTCCTGTCGCGCCTCCGCCACCGCCAGGGATACCAGTAACGTTACCTGTAAAGTTTACAGTTGTATTTGACACCTGAAATGGCATCGGGTTACCGAAACCATCTGTAACAGTCTGAAGAACGTCTCCAGCAACACCAGAAAGTCCTTGAGATCCTATGTTTAGAATTCCACCGTAGGTATTTTGTATTCTTTTACCGGTTAAATCAGCCATTGTTTATTGGTATGTTTATATTAAGTATGTTTTGCAGTCGATTAAACATTTTCTTCCCATTGATTCTGATCATAATTAGGAAGATTGCTTGTGTCATTCCAAATTCCGTTAGAAGTGTAGTACACATATGCTTGCAAACTCTCGTTATTAGATTGATAAACCACTTCACTCGGTCCAGTTGCTGGTGTAAATATGACAGATTGTAGATCTTCGTTATCTGAAGCGTAAGTTTGGAAGATAACTTCTGGTGGAGTTTGATCGTTTAAGATCATCTGACCAGCATCTATTAATGTTCCTATCGATGGATCAAGAGTAGCGTAAGTGGTATTCCAGATTTTATAGTCCCAGTTTCCAGACGGAGTTAGATAAACTTCTCCGTTTGCTGGATCTTCTATGGAGATGTTCGCCACCAACGTGATAGCAAATTTTAGATATCTGGTGTTTCTAGTCAACACGAACGGAATAACGTAACTCCATTCTTTAGTGAATCCAGATTGGAATCCTATCAGAAAGTAGTCGCCGAATTCCTGAACATCGTTATCTATGGTATTGGCGTAGATTACGAATTCATTAGCTGCTAGTTGCTCAAGATTGATCATCTAAAAAAGAGTGTTTAGTACTAAATATGAAAGTGATATTAACTGACATAAAAAAAGGACTAGTTGCCTAGTCCTTTTTGGTATTTGCTCTGGTTCAGCCTTATGCGGTAACGATTGAGAAACCGTGAAGAGCTGAAAGAGAAGTAAGCTGGTAAGCCATGTCTGGCTCTTGAGCTGAAATTGTGATGCTATATTGGTTAGCATCTCCAGGAGCAGTTCCTGTTACTGAAGTACCAGCAGAGATTACGCCACCTCTAGTCTTGCCCATTAACCAGTAGTTATCGTTGTTATCTTGGAAGATAACTTTGATGTCTCTGTTTCTGCTAAGCAAAAGAAGTTGATTTCTTTTCTCTGCAGATAGTTTCTGAACATTGATAGTGATAGCTTGATCGTAGAACGCTGTACCGTTTGTGTTAGAAATGTTGAAAGTTTCAGTGAATGAAGCAGTATCCTTTGGAAGTTCGTATTGGTAGAATGCACCAGTAGTACCAGTTATTCCAGTAATTTCGTTGTTAGCATCGTAAGATGTAGACGCGATTACTATATCAACCCCAATATATGCTGCCTTAATACCACCAATGCTATCGATACAATCTAATGCTATTGCGGAAGTTAAATTACAAGCCATATTATTTGTTTTCTTTTTGTTTTTAGTTTTTTAAAAGAGCCAGATTGTTGTTTACTCTCTGGCTCTTATGAATTGGGTTGATTATGCACCAGCGGTGTATACGTACTCAGAAGCGATAACTCCAAGACCCATAGAGAATTCAGAAATCATTCTGATCTCTTGGTTGTCTCTTGACCACCAACCTTGGATTCTTTCAGTGTCGTCGATCAAACCACATACTACTACAGCGTGTTTAGCAGGTCCGCAGAATACTTTTGGAGAAGTACCTAAACCGCCAACTGGAATAGCTCTTACGTTAGTTCCAGGGATGATGATTGACTGACCTAATCCAGTACCAGTTGTTTGACCAGTGTTGTAGTGGAATAAGTTTAGAGAAACGATGTTAGTTTGCAAATATCTGAAGTTTGCATAGCTCATGAACATCATCAAGTCGTCTCTTGAAGCAACAGCCAAAGGAAGTGCGTCGATAGTAGCGATTGCTTTGTCGTAAGCGTTAGAAGAAGTCCAAGCTCCAGTAGGTCCAGCAGCAGCGCCGTTAGCTACAGTTACTTGAGCGATCATTTGTGTTCCTAAGATAGACTCAGCGTATTTTCTAGTCTCTTGGATCATTTGATCAGCGATTTGTTGCTCGAATGGAAGTTTTTCTCCGTATGCAGAAGCATCCAATTGAGTTGATAACCAGTAGTCGTTAAGCTCGTTCAAGCAAAGTGACTGTTTCCAGCTATATTTTTGGTTGTCTACAGCGATTTGTGTGAAGTTAGTAGAACCAGCTGAAGTCCATCCGCAAGCAGCGTCAGTGAAACCAGCAGTCATTCCTAATACGTTAACAGAAACTGTTGCAGAAGCGTAACCTGGTCTTACGTCCAAGTATTGCATAAGGTCAGCACCTAATACTGCCTTTTGGATCAAGATACCTGAATCTTGTAGATTAAAGGTACTAAGTGTATTTAATGAAAATCCCATGATAGTTTATTTTTGTTTTTTTGTTTTGTGATATTATTTCTTGAAGAAGCCTTCGCTTTTCATTTCGGATAGTGTTGCAATTTTAGCGTCAAGAGCGTTTTCGATTGCGTTAAATTCTCCTCTTGTTACTTTAGGAGCTTTTTCAGCACCTGGGGTTTTAGAGAACTTAGCGTAGTTAGCTTCCATTTCTGACATTTTAGTCTTCATGTTAGCCATTTCTGTAGCGATGTCTTCGATTGCCATAACAATCTTTTTCAATGCTTCGTTTACAGCAGCTTCTTTCTTAGCTATTTCTTCTGGAGTTTCTGAAGCAGGAATGTTGTCTTCTGCAGCTGCAGCAACTGCAACTTCACCTTCTGGTGCGTCAGCTACTTCTTCAGCTTTAGTTTCAGCAGATATGATCTTGCCTTCAGCATCAACCTCGATCTTTAGACCTGATTCTGTTTCGTGCTCTCCTGCTGGTGCTGGTGACTTAGTCCCGTCCTCTGCTAATACAAACAAAGGAAATCCAGGAGCAAACTCTTCAGCTTCTACTGCAGTACCGTCCACTAACTTGTCAGATGCTAATTTAACCTCAAGTCCTAAAACGACTTTGATTTGGTTTAATTTGTTTTTGAACATAATTTTTACTTTTATTTTTGGAAATTGGGTACGTTGTTAAATATGGAAATAATTTGGGTTGACATTTCTTACAATGACTTAACCAATTTTACCAGATCCTCGTACATTTTTTTATCTTTTAGATACGCATCGTATTCCTCCTGACTTAGGAAGTTACCTTGCAAACTAAATCCTTTAACCTCTCCAGCCTTAACCTTAGCCCAGGTCTGCGGGTTAACTACTCTCATCTTCACACACCAAGTTCCTACCGGTACATCTAGATTGTAAACGGAATTAGCTTTATCTTCTGGCGTTTCTACGATCCAACTTTCGAATACGTAAGTTCCTGCATCGGCACTGTCTACGTGTTGGATGTTGTTTTCGCTAAGTCTCTGTTCTCTCATGAACTTCTCGGCCATTTTCTTAACCACCTCTTTGCTGAATCTAACGAAATAGATCTCCTTGGTCTTCTCGTCTCTTCTAGGAATCTCCATATCGGGAATTGCTACTGGTCCAACCAACTCCATTTTGTCTTCGATGGTGGCGAAAGCGTAACCGTGATGTTCCATATCGTTTGGTTTTTCTCCAGCAATTCCTGGAGCTGCACCTTTGTTTTGGAATGTACCTTCTGCAGTCACGTAGAATTTAGTCCATCTGTGTTTGCAATTAGGTCCGCCTTTGTACTTCCAGATGTCGTAAGTTGCTGCTCCGTCTAATCCAAATCCTGGGTTAACCGCCATAGATCCCATAGCATCTATTTCGTCGAACGTGTAGAATCTGTCCATGTTAACCATTTCACGACAGAAGTCTCTAGTGTCTGCACCAACAGATCCAGTGTACTTGTACAC